TCAGTATAATTAGCAGCATCTGAAATAGGAATAGTAACTCTATTTACTTTGTCAATAATTATAAAATTATTGTATTCTTCTATAAAGTAAGAATAATTTGTAGAAAACTGATAATCTCCTGGAGTGTTATCTACTATTACATAATTACCTGATTTATAAATCTGCTTTGCCATTTCTTTTAATATTTTTTATGTAGTGCTTGTAACACTTTTAAAATTTTTTGATAGGAGATAGAATTATGTACAAGAGTATTATTTTCTATATCTCTAGGATTATAAGCATTTAAAACCTCTAGTCCTCTTTTATAATCTATAAGGCCGTTTAAAGTACAAGTAGTATCTATGCCGTATTCTATTTGATAAAAATAATTTTGAGTCAACTTTGCAAACTTACATTGTAAAGACCATACTGCTAATTTAAAGCAGACTTCTTCGTCTTCTAAATAAGAATAACCAGAAAGGTCGATGTGTCCCCAATCATTTGGAAGAAAATCGCTAGCTGATAATTCGTTAAATGTAAGTTCGTTAGTATGCATTATATTTTATTTTTATATACAACTGCTTTTTTAATTCTTACTGCATTAGCTACTGCTGCTCCTCCAGGATTATTAAGAGATATTGTAAATGTAGCAGGTGTTGCTAAATTATAAGTAGAAGTTCCTGATGTTATTTCTTGTACAGAAGTTACAGAAAATTCTGTTTTCCCTATAGAACTTAATGTCCAAAGTTGATTAGTAGCATCTATACGAGCCATTTTTGCTTTGATAATTCTAGTATCATTATCAGAGTTTACTAATCTATATTGTAGTTCTTGTCCTGTTCCTATTCTTAAAATTAAATCTACAGGATCATTACTAGCGTAAGTTAAAAAAATATCTATTTCTAGCTCATCTCCGTTATCTGATAACTCATTAGCATATAAAGGAACTGATAGTGCAGTAGTTTCTCCAGTAGCAGGGCTACCAAAACCTGTAGCGTTATTGTATGCTCCCATTATATTAACGGCTCCTCCTGTAGGACCTGCGTCTCCTGTTCTTACAAAAGAAACTACATAGTTATCTCCATCTGCAAAAGTTCCGTTAGACAAAATACTAGTTACAGGGTAAACTATTTCTGTAGCACCTATTGCTATATCGTCTATGCTCCCCATCCAGAAAACATTAGAATCATTTATTTTACTAATACGTACTAATCCAAAATTTCCTGAGTTTTGCCAAGAAGTTAAAAAAGCTGTAAGGTCTGTAGTATCTACATTAATTTTATTAACGTATAAAGAAGTAGCAGAACCTGGACTAGCATTGTCAAATCTAAATTCTCCAGAACCTGTTCCAGAACCTGTGTTAGAATCAAAATCCCATTCTGACGAGAATCCTCCATAAACTCCTTGTGGTCCAGTCGCACCTGGCAAACCGTTTGTTCCAGAAGCTCCTACTAAAGAAGTTCCTGCTCCCCAAGAAGTTCCTGTGTAAGGTCCGTAGATTAACCAAGAAGTAGTATCTATGTAGAAATCTCCAACGTTAGCTGTATTTAATGTAGGAGCTCCAGAACCATTATATATAGTTCTACCGTCAGATCCTTTAAACAATGTGATAGATTCACAATTTGAACAATTACTCATAATATTATTTTTTTAACATCCTGAACAACCACAGTCGCATAAATTATCACAAATGGTTTTAGCATTAGCAATAAGATTTATAGCAGTAGTCATGTCGTTACAGGAAAAAGCTGATTCTATTCCGTAAATTAATACTTCTAATTGGTTTATATTATCTTTTATATCAGATAATTTTTCAGTACTACATTCTGTAACTGCTTTTGCTTTAAGTCCGTTTAAGCAATTTTTAATATTACAAATTAGTAAAGAATATTGAGTTTCATTAGTAAACGATCCTGCTGCCGAAACAATAGTGTATACTAATTTATATACTCCATCTGGTTGTGTCCATGCAGAGTTTTTTACAGCTAAAAAGCTACCAGGAGCAGGAGCGCCTGTTACGCCAGAATATACATCAATTGATACAGCGTCTTTTAAAACTATTGTAGTGTAAAGGTTATTTTGTAAGTGATCGTAAATTTTAAGATCAGCAGTAGTTATTTCTGAAGTGTCTATATTTCCAGGAAGTGCTGAAGAAGATTTCCAACCTTCAGGGTTATTAGTTAAACTATAAGGGCCTGTCTCTTCGTAGACATCAATTTTATCACATTTACTTTGAATACAGATATTGATTTTAGGTACAAGAGCCATTTGTTGTAGTTTTATATTACTCTTTCAAAAGTAATAAATATTTAAGATAAAAAAAAGTAGCCTGCCTCGACAGCAAAATTTCGGCAGGCTACTAAGGGTTGAGGAGAAAAATTATTATGCGTCCAAATCTCCAGAAGGAACGCCTAGTGTGTCAGCTAATGCTCTTCCAGTATTGGTTGTACTACTAAGATCACCTGAAGCATCAAGGTTTAAGTATATGATTACACTTCCTTTTCCTTTGCTAATTCCTACTAATTCGCTTGACTCAGAAGTCCATGCAAGAGTAACGCTAGAATATCGACATGTAGCCGCTGTTTGACCTCCTACTCCAGGAATCTTAACAGAAGCATCACGTAGTGATGGAGGTGTACCCAACATACCGTTTTCACCGTCGAAACCAGCACTCATGTACTCATCCATAGCAACTTGTTGCCATACACCAGAACCTCCTCGTGCACCAGCAACAGAAGTAACAAGTGTAGAAGCATCGCTAAACGTAGCTGTAAAACGATTTGCAAAATAGTTACGGAATTTGTTTACGTCAAAAGCAGACTCAATACCTGTAAGTTTGATACCGTAAACAGCAGTGTTTGCAGTTGCAGCAACAATCTTTCTTGGGCTAGCAAATGAAGTAGTGCCAAAACCAGTAGTAAGAACTAAAGGTCGATCAAAAGTAACTACAGCTCCAGCTAAAGCTTTTACTTCGTAAACTTGTTTATCAAAACCTGAACCTTCTACTCGAACTAAGTCGCCTACAGCAAGAGTAGGAGTAGCAAGAGATCCGCCGTTAAAGAAAGTTCCTGTTTTAGATCCTTCAGCAATAGAAATACTTGTTATACCGCCAATTACCGCATCAGCAGCTTCTGTTGTAACTTGAATAGCAACGTATCCATTAGTACCTGCAGCTTCTTTTGCCATGTTAGCAGTAAAGTTAACTGCAAGACCAAATGCAACTTCTCTTTGAGTAGCACCAGTTCCAGTTTTGTACTGACCGAACAAGCTAAAAGGCTGTGAACGATTTCCTTCATCGTTGTCGTTTTTACGCAACTTGATGTAGTAAGAAGTGTCGTCTGCAGATGGCAAATCTCCTGTTGTACCGTTAGATCCAATAGTAGTTATTTGCTGAATAGCAGCTAGGTGTTTTTGAAAAGACATAGTTTCTGTCCCTTTTTCAATAGCAGCAGATTTGTTAAGCGGCTTTGTCGCTCCACGTCCTTGTACAATGTGAAAAATATCACCAGTAGCTATAGTAGCAAAAGTTCTACGTACATTTCCACCGTCTACTAAAACTACGGCACCTTCTTCTAAATTGTCATTTGTTACTACGTCACCAATACCAGGGAGGTCCGCAGTAAGTTTCGTAACGTCACTTACGACTGTTCCGAAAACATTGTTTGCTTTTCTTAGCATTTTACTTTGTTTTTAATTAATAATTATTATTCTAAATCTTTTGGAGACATTACATTAGTTATCTCCTGTTCTTTTACTCTTTCTAATAATAAACTCTTAGCTATATCAATAATAACTAAATGAGTTGACTCATCAAGAATACAATTTCTTTGATTTGTCGGAACTTCTCTATCTACTACTATAGGTTCTGGGAACTTCAAGTAATTAATAGAGTAGCTTTCTACATTATAAGTTCCATCAGTTACTAGCTGATGTCTTTTTGCTGTAGCAGGAAGAGATGGATTATTACCATCTACTTCTCTGGAGAATACTAATCTCCATGTCATTGAGTCACCGTAAGAATAATAATAAGGTCTTTTATATTTATTCTTTTCTAAACGTGTTACCTCGTCATGTGATATAACTCTAAAAAACGTTGGTATACGAGTATTAGGGTCATCACATTTGTTTTTATCTATTGTGCCTTCTTCGTGTATGGTGTACATAAAATCAGAAGGCAAATCATAAAAAGTCCCGTTAGTGAATGTTCCTGCCTGACTAGAAGAAACCGAAAGACCAGCGCCTCTTTTAATAAGCGCACTGAGTCCTTGGTTTCTAACTTCAGTTTCTTCTAAACTTTCACCTTTACGGTTATTCTTTCTGTCAATGAACTGTTTGATGTACACATGCATAGCTTCTGTAAGTACAGAAGAGTAATCTTCATTCTCGTAACCAGGTGATCCAAAGCTCGATGCTCTGTCTACTTGCTGGTCTAGTTCGTCTGCCATGCTGTTAGCGTCCATCTATTTTTTAGTTTTCTTTTCTTTTTGCCATTTCTACTTGAGATTTTATTCTCAATTTTACTTCCTGATGTTCAGGATCGTTCAAGTACTGAATAGATTGCGGCAAATCTCCAATCTCAATACCATTGTCTAGAACGTAACGTTTATCATTCATACGTTTGATAGCCCCACATTCAACTGCTTTCTGAATAAAGATCTTAGCTTCATAAGAAGGATCTTCTACTATTCTAAGGAATCCAGCAGGATTTTCTTCTAGTACATCTAAAATTTCTGCTTCTAGCCAATCATTTGTATAGTTGGCAGGAATAGCTCTTCCTAATGCTCTAACAAATCCTTTCATAGAATCCATATCGGATATAATTCTACCGTATGCAGCAAATGCTTTACTTTTAAGTTTACCAGCTTCTGCTTTTTTAGTAGTAAGTTTTCCTTGGTTAACTATCATAAATTCATAAGTAGCTCTTTTTCTTCTATCTTCATACGAAGGAGAAATAAGATTCTTATTAGACAATAAAATTTTATATCTCAACATACCCATAGATGTGTTAAGGTTTAAAGTCATACCTTCTTTAGTAAGTGTGACTCTACTTTTTTTATTGTCTCTCCAGAAATTATTTCCTGGTTCGCCATAAGGATTTAGGTCTACACCTAACTCTTCTTCAAAGAACTCTTTTTCCGTCATACCCGTAGGGTATTTGGAATAGTATTTTTTAATAAATGTTCTTTCAACATCGTTAAATACTACTTTTACACCTCCTCCTCTAGAGGCACTCATTAACGGAACTTGGAAACTTTTTTTTACTTTATTAAACATGTAAGGTTCTTTCTTCATGTCTTGTCCTGCAACTAAAAGTTTTCTCCACTTTCCAGAGGATTCAATTGGTTTTACGTCTACAATTTTATTTTGTAAATACGTTCCCCAAATAATGTCTGTTTTCTCTTCTGTTTTTGTTTTTGCCATTTTGCTGTCTTTTATTTTTCCTCAAAAATTTTAAAGAAGCTCCCCTGCAATCAAGCAAGGGAGCTAATTATTTAATTATAGTCTATCTTTCAACTAACAACTGTAGATCTACTACTTTTGTTGGATCTTCGATCATCATACCTCCCCATTTTTGGAAGTGTACTTCGTATCCATCAATTGCAGAAGCTACTGATTTAGGAGAACCTTTACCTCCAGCCGTGAAAGGATCACGCATTCCTGCGATGTACGCCCAGTTATAATCTGGAACTCCTTTTGGCTTAACTCGGTAAATTCCCGCATCTTCGCCATAGTCAAGAGCAATCATTCTGTGTGACTCTACTCCTCCTAGTCCATCTGGGTGACGTTGTGGGAAGTAAACATCATCATCAAGGAAGTCCAAGATTTCAATACGAAGCTCTACTCCATTGTACCATTGGTAAATGTTGTATTGTGGCTCCATAGAGTACTTAGTATTCTTACCTCCAAGGTTTCCTGGAGCTGTGCTTCCAGTAAGGTATTTATCAGAAACGATAGTTACTTGTGCAGCAGTTTTCTGAGCGATTTGCTTAGAAATCTCAATTGCTCCGAACTCACCAGTCATGATGTGAACGATACGTTTACCTCTTTCCAATTTACCAACTCCCATATCAAGAAGCATCTCTAGGTGCCAATCAAGGTCGTAAGTGTTGTAGTAGTGAACGTTTGATGGAGCAATTTGCTCAAAGAAACCTGAACCTGACTCAATGCTATATTTAGTATTGTCGTCTTTGTTCAAATATTTGTGATCTGCAGTCCAATTTTTCTTTCCGTAAAGACACATTCTTGCAAACATTTCTTCACATTGGTGATGCGCTACCATATCTTGGTAGTTAATCCACATTGATTCTGTTTGTCCTTTGTAAGTGAATCCAAACTCTAAAGGTTCGTTTTTCCCTTTGTTGATAGTGTTACCAGCAACTTTGTACTGCATACGCATTGTAGTAGGACGGTTTTCCATTCTCCAAGGAGAAGTGAAGTAAGGCTCTGCACCTTTGTAAGACAATGTAGAAGGAACTGCATCGTAAAATTTAGAGAAACGAGTACCTACTGCGATTTCATCTGAAGGAACACTCATGTTCTCATCATCAGTAAACAACTCAACTTCTACTTTAAAACGAGATCCAGCATCGTGTACTTTCTTTACTAAGAAGTGGTACGTATCAGATTCTCCACGAATAACGTTTGTTTCTTCAAACAAAGGCTCATCGAAGATAAGGTAAAAACGTTGACCGTTTGCACCAATGTTTCCTGGGAATGTCCCAGCAGACAAAGTGTTACCTGCAAAATCCTCAGCATCTGAAACTGCTAGGTTTTTGTCGTGTTGACCCTGCAACATCCAGTTGTAGAATCCATTTTCTTGTTCAACTTCTTTTACTGGGAAACGATCTACGAATTCACGTAGTTTTCCTTGCAAATTAGTTTTGTAGATTGATTTGATAGTATCAGAGATCAATTCTGGTTTTTGTTGATACAAAGCATGGAAGTGATTATCGGTAACCAAACCGTTATAATCAACTGCAGCATACTTTTGTAACGGAAGTAATTGTGACATTTGTTTATTTATTTATTTATTCAACGAATATATTTATTCTATCTTTTTTTCTTTTGTCCTGCTTCTAGAATACTTAATATTCCAGAAGACTTTCCAGAAGGTCGGTTAGAATTTTGTCTTCCGACTCCTCTTTGTTCTTCTGTAGCTAATACTCTATCAAGCTCTGTTACCGCTTTTGTTTTAGCTACTTTTTTTATTTTTTCGATATTAGGAGAAAACTTTCCTTCTTTATCTACATCGAACAATCCTATAGTATCGTAGTAACTCATAAGAGCTTGGAATTCTCCAGGGCTTCTCATTTGTTTATACATTAAACTTGTTAGTTCTCGTCCGTCTTCAGTTTTGTAAACAGG